TGTTTTAGAAATCACTCGACTAAACACTGTCCCTTCCGCCAATGTAAAGACTGCGGTAAAAAGGGACATCTAATATATGAATGCCCTACTCACGTCTGTCGTAATTGTCTTGAGCCTGGGCATATTATTGAAAATTGCATGTCCATAAACACTACTTACTACAAGAATTTTGCGAGAAATCGTACTTGTCGTAAGTGTGGAGTTATGGGCCACGTATATCTACAATGCGAAAAGGTTAGGTTTGCAAGTGTTAATAAACCGTGCCCAAAGGCACCAAAATCTGTTCCCTCCCATCAGGCCCGAAAGAAGAAACAAACTCGCCGGAGTCCACATGGGAAGAAATCGAATTTATCAACACCTAACATGAACAAACCCAAAAATGGTAAACGAAAGAGAAAGAGAAAGAATTACAAAAATGGTACGCCTAGTGGAAGTACAAATAACAATCAAAGTGAAAGTACAAATCTTAAAAGAAACAATAAGAAACACAAGAAAAACCGTACCAAAAGTAACACTCCTCCAATAGTAAGTAGCCTTCCTAAAAATCGTAAGTACAAAAAGAAAGTTGTTCCTAATACTGAATCCGTGAAATCTGACTTTACTTTTCCTATTCAATCGAATAATCTTTCACGTGATGCACTTATTAGGATCATCAATCAACAAATTGAACTACACGATAAAATTAGACCCTGTTGCATACACTGTAAATACAGAGAAGAGAAGGAACAATTCCTTCCCGAAAATACTCCCACTCATACGAACACTACTCCTAAGTCTCACATTAGTTCTAGTGAATCATATGAAAAGATAAATTATACTGACGTTGAATACATTTCTGACGCCTTGGGAGATTTTCGTCCCGTATCAATAGCAACAAGTGTAGGCACTTCCTATCCAGATTTACCAGAAGAAAAACATGAAACACCAGAGCCACCACCCCTACCTGAGTTACAACCAATTGTGGAACCACAAGCTTTACCTATTTGTCTCTATAAGCCACAGTTGATTGTTAGTCCAGAGCCTACTCCACATCTTAAGACAATAACAAAATTGAAGTTACCTCCGGAACCAATTATTGTTAAACCAAGAAAACATGTGGAGATTGTTTCAATCCCTTATGCATTTGACAGATTTTTCCAACAAGCTTTCGAGCGAACCTTTTGCAATTTAGTCCCAGAAATCCAAAAAGTCAGTGATTCGAGAAGAACCGTAAAGAAAGACCCGGAGATGATATGTTCCTTCAAATTAGAAAGTCGTAGTACAAAGGGTGGTCCTGAATTTGCTCTTGAAGAAAATACCAAAGCAGTTTTGAAGTACATGGCTGGATACTACGAACTTCCCCAGTCATCAAAAATATTCCCAAATTTCAATGATAGAGAAACGCGTAACAAATGCATTCCATGCCCCGATGCTAAATCTTTTACTTTTGGACAAACCAAATATAAGTTAAAAGATTTCTACGGGATGGCAATCTACAAAGTGAGGGTCGCCTTTCTAGATTATGCAATTTATGTAAGAACAAGTCCTTTTCAGACACCTTATAGAACATCAGGAATGCCAATAATTATTTTTGATAAAATAGTAACACGTTTAATTGGGAATGATCACATGTCCACGAAAGGAGCTGGACTTGTGAATAACGTAATCCGCACTTCTACAGTACAATATAAAGAGACAGAATCTTGGGTCGTACATTATCTAAAAACAGAGAGTTCAAATATTGTAAAGGCATGTACCAAGACAGTAATTAAAATGCCTACTAATAACGAATGTTCAAAAGTACATTCCAAACTCAATAGATCCCCTTCAATCTTTAATAGTATATATAGATTTTGTACTAAAGTAGATTCAAGGCAGACCTTTAAACATAAAACAACCCAAGAAAAATATATGTTGCAAGTTGGCAAATCAATTGGCGTAGTCCCAGACGTAAAGCGAAAACAATCTGAAATTAAAGTAAAAGAATGTTTTGAGATCAAAGAATGTAAGATCTTTAGCGAAGCAAAACCAAAACCAATTTATGCCCTATATCCTTACATTCCTGCCAATTGGCTCTTACATGAAAATAGCCCACAAAATATTTTATATGCTATGATTGCCCGACAAGGCCGTAAGGGCCCCAAAATAAATGACGACTATTTAACTGATTTTGCAGAATTTGTAATTGACAAATTCATCCCACTCCTCCCTACTGTCAAGAAATTTATCCCAACTGAGGAGTGGATAGACCAACATTCCTCTTGGTCTGAATCAAAGAAAAATCGTTTCAAAGAACTTGCAAAGAAGATGCGACGAGAAAAATACATGAATTTAAAACGAGACATGTCCCATAGATCAGCTTTTGTAAAACGCGAATTAATCAATAAGATAGATCCTGATTCGCCCCCTAGACTTATTACAGTACCAAATGAATCTGTAATATGCGCGACTGGACCTATCTTTAAATCATTTGCTGATGAATGCAAATTTGTTTTCACAGTCAAAGATCCATTAGTTATGACCAGTGGTTTGTCAAAAGAAGCCACTGGCACCCCTTTAAATGAATACTTTAAGACTCATGATATTCACAAAACGAAATTCTTCAGCAATGATTATTCAAAATTTGACGCATCAATCAGTCCTCAATTATTGGAAATAGAACAAATGCTTTATGAAGCAATGCTACCAAAAGGACTTTTTGATGACGAACGTGAAATAATGCTGGAACATATGTTATCAAATCGATTCGCTTGGAAATACCATGTAGGTGCAGGTACCGACGACGTAATAACAGTAACACTTATGGGCACTCGCCGATCAGGAGACGCAAATACATCACTTGGAAACACATTATTAAATTTAGCTTTCAATATGTGGATACTTGCTAGAAATGTTGTCAATGGCAAACCTATGCCAATCACCGATTATAAAATACTTTGTAATGGTGATGACTCTTTTGGCATGTTCCCTGACAAATTCATCCTTGATCCTGACAACACGAACTCACTTATGGAAAATTTAGGCATAAAATGTACCCTAGAGCAAAGTAATAACTACTGGAATTTACCTTATTGCAGTGGTTTCTTTGTAAATCTAGGCAAAGATACTAATAATAATAATTTTGTATTACATAGTTCTGTTGCCAGAATCCTTAGTAAGACTCCTTTAACACATACTATTTCAAGACAAGACACACGGGATCAAGTCTTGAAATTATCTATAGACAAATTACGTTCTGCTCGCAATGAATTACGATTTATCCCCGAGATTGCTAGAGCATTACATGATTTGATGAAAGAAAAAGAAAAACTTTTAACTCGTAACTTAAATCAAATAAAACTGCGCATTCCTTTTAAAGACAAATTTATGACTTGGGCAACCGTTTGGACCCCAGATCTTTTAACTGGAGTCGTTCCTGAAGATATCAATTTACACTATGGTTTAGATAAGTCAGCTTGGCAAATGATTGCTGACCAACTATCCATACCTGAACCTTATGGAATGAATCATCACTTATTAAAACGACTCATGGATGTCGATATGGATATATTAAATGACTTTGAGAATATAAATGATTTCACAAGGAATTCTCTATGACTAGTGTCTTTACTTGTGAACTATTATATCTTAATCATGCAATCTATACATCCAGAATTAAAACTATCTACATCCACTCACAATTATATCAGCGCAGTTGTAAGTCCGTTTGATGCAACAAATCCTGCACAAATCCCTGATTTAAACTCAGACAATACTTTATCCATTCGTGATGCTATCGAGGGAAGTACACCAACAAATGAGACAGCTTCTGCATTGTCTGGTGCACTTTTCTGGATATCCTTTGGTTACAGTTATAACCAAGCCACTTATGGAGAAATCCCTGGCCTTCTATATTCTTTCAATTGGTTAGCCCTTGACTCAAATGGTTTACCAATTTTAAATGCATCTGGAAAATATGCCATGGGTTTATTTCAAAATTATCCCACTATATGTGGCAGTAGTACCTCTGTTCTTGCAAAAGACGCCCTCATGCAATCACTTCGTGTTGTTGCTTGTGGGTTGAGAATTCTACCAACTATTGAGATGGTCACTGATCCATCCCAACTGTATTGTCGATACATTATAGGTACTCAATTATCATCTAGTGATATAGCCTCAGCTATCACTAATGCATCAAACTTTTTCACTCTTGCCAAAAACGCACCAAGTGCAAGAGTCTTTTCAAATAATGTTGGTTGTTCATCTCGGTTTGATCCTTTTCAAACTGACTTCATCACAGACATGCGTGATATCTCCCAATTCTATAGTAACACGATTAGATGGGATGCTATCCGTTTGCCCTCAATCCTCGTCAATTTTAGTGCACCAATCGCAGCTTTAAACACTCTGCCAATTATTTTCTCTGCACAACTTTGGCTTGAAGGATCCTTAAAACAGCCAACCCCAATCTTTTCCACCTCGTCACCTGTTGATCCCGTTTGGTCAGTTGTAAAACCTATGTTTTCCTTACCATGTACAATACACCCTGTGGTGACTGAAGGTCATTCTTTCCCATTATTTGCCGCTACTGCACCTGCTTTCCTTAAAACCGTTTCTAATGGTTTAAGAAGTGCTTCACAAATAGGTGCACGTGCGTTGAATGTTGGACGACAGGTTGTGCGTTTTCCTAAACGTGTCAACCGTATTGCACGACGTAACCGAAAGGCTCGACGTGCTAACAAACGAAACCCTACACGCAAAGGTAAGGTCTCCCGTACCATTATGCCTGGTACAAGGAAACCTCCTTTAGTTGTACGCAAAGTTCGTAATTACTAATCTATTTTTATTTTTGTTTTGCCTTTTTGTTACTAAATCGTGCCGTTTGAGTGGGTTAATCTCAATCGTTAACAAAACCCGAC